CAAGGGCGTCGATACCCACCAGCGCACGATCACCGGCATCGCGTCGACGCCGGAACCCGACCGCATGGGCGACGTGGTCGAACCGCTCGGCATCACCTACAAAAACCCGCTCCCGCTGCTGTTGCATCACGACACGCAGAAACCGATCGGGACCGTCACGTTTCAGCCGCCGACGGCGGCCGGCCTCGCGTTCACGGCGAGCCTGCCGACCATCGACGACCCCGGCACGCTGCGCGACCGCGTCGACGAGGCGTGGCAGAGCGTGAAGGCCGGGCTCCTGGCCGGCGTCTCGATCGGGTTCCGCTCGCTCGAGCACGCGTTCATCAAGGAGACCGGCGGGCGCCGGTTTCTGAAATCGGAGATTTTCGAGCTCTCGCTCGTCGCGATCCCGGCCAACGCCGCCGCGACGATTCACACCATCAAAACGCTCGACCTGGCCGCGCCTGGCCGTCATCCGTCCCGCGACAGGGACCCCCTCCCGATTGTGCGCGTCGACAAGGGCGCGCGTCCCATGGAACAGAAAACGATCCGCGAACAGATCACCGGATTTGAAAACAGCCGCGCCGCCAAGGTGGGGCGCATGACGGCGCTGATGACCGCATCGGCCGAGACCGGCGCGACGCTCGACCAGGCCGACACCGACGAATACGACGGGCTCGCCGCCGAGACCAAGGCGATCGACGCGCACCTGGGGCGCCTCGCGGCCCTCGAGTCGACCAATCTCGTGCGGGCGACCCCGATCACCGCGGCGACGCCCGAGGACGCGAGCAAGTCGCGCAGCGGCGTGCCGGTCATCTCGGTCAAGAGCAATCTGGCGCCGGGCACCGCGTTTATTCGGTACTGCCAGGCGCTGGCCGTGACGAAGGGCGAGGTGATGCGCGCGATCGAATACTCGAAGCAGTGGCACGACTCGACCCCCGAAGTCGAACTCGTGTTCAAAGCCGCGGTGGCCGCCGGCACGACGACCGATGCGACGTGGGCCGGCCCCTTGGCCCCGCTGACGCCGCTGGCGGCGGATTTCCTCGCGCTGTTGCGCCCGCAGACGATCCTCGGCAAGGTCGACACATTCTTCCGCGTGCCGTTCAACGTGTCCGTCCCGGCGCAGACCGGCGGCGGCACGTATCAGTGGGTCGGCCAGGGCGCGCCCAAGCCGGTCGGCAAGCTCGCCTTCGCGACCATCACGCTGGGGATCACCAAGTGCGCCGGCATCATCGTGATCACCGAGGAGCTCGCGCGCACCTCGACGCCGTCGGCCGAGGAAGTCATCCGGCGCGACATGATCGCCGGGATCGCCGCGTTCCTCGATACGCAGTTCATCGACCCCGCCCAGGCGCCGGTCGCGGGCGTGTCGCCCGGCTCGGTCACCAACGGCGTCACGCCGATCACGACCGCGGGCACGTCGCCGGCCAACGCGCGGACCGACATTCAGGCGCTCGCCAATGCGATGACGGCGGCCCTGATTCCGAGCGCCGGCGCGGTGCTGATTCTCTCGGAGACCAACGCGCTCGCGTTGACCAACGCGCTGAACCCGCTGGGGCAACCGCTGTTCCCCGGCATGGCGCAGGGCGGCGGGATGATCATGGGCTACAAGGCGATCGCGTCGCAGTCGGCGGGCAATACGGTCGCCCTGGTGCAGCCGAGCGCGATTCTCTACGCGGATGACGGCGGCGTGACCATCGACGTGTCGCGCGAGGCGTCGCTGCAGATGGATACCGCGCTCGACAATCCGCCGCTCGCGACCACGCTGCTGACCTCGCTCTGGCAGATGAACCTCGTCGGCCTGCGCGCTGAACGGTTCATCAACTGGAAAAAGGCGCGGACGGGCGTCGTGCAGTACACCGCCGCGACCTACACGGCGTAACCATGCGGGTCTCTATGACGGTCCTGCGCGACGGGTACTACGACGGGGCGTACCCGCGCGCGGGCGACACGATCACGGTCGAGGCCGGCCTCGTCGAATCGCTCGAGGTGGCCGGCTTCGCGATGCGGTGCACGGTGGATGCGGTGCCGCCGCGCACCGTCCCGACCAGTGCGACGGGGAGAAAACATGCCCGGTGAGTCGCTCGACGTCGTCGCGCGGACGTATCACACCGAGAACGGCGTCGAACACCTCGAGGGCGAGACCTACGCCGTCACCGATCGCGTGCTGGCGGAAACGCTGCGCGGGATCGGGTTCGTCTCGATCGACGGCTGGACGGATGCGGGGCCGGGCGGTGGGGCCCCGACCATCACGGCCCTGACCCCGTCGACGGTGGCGCTGGGCGCCCCGAATTTCACGGTGCACGTCACCGGGACGGGGTTCACGCCCGACAGCGTGATCGTCTGGAACGGCTACGACGAACCCACGACGGTCGTGTCGGACACCGAGGTGACCACCGGCGTCGATATGGCGGTGTGGCTCGCGGCGGCGACGGTGCCCGTCGCGGTGCGCGCCGGCGGCACCCTGTCGGCCCCGGTCTCGTTCACCTTTACCGACGCGGCCCGCTGATGGCGACGGTCCGGGTGCGGTTGTTCGGGCGCGGCCTCGAGCTGACCGCCAAGACGTTGACGGCGCCGTACAGTCCCGGCGCGGTCAGCGGCGGCGGCTGGTACCCGCTCGTCGTGCGCGAACCCTACGCCGGCGCGTGGCAGGTCAACGTCGAAGGCCGCCGCGACCAGGTCCTGCAGTACGCCCCGGTGTTCGCGTGCACCACCCTGATCGCGCAGGACATGGGCAAGCTGCCGCTCAACCTGGTGCAACTGAACCGCGACGGCATCTGGGAGGAGACGAGCTCGCCGGCGTTTTCGCCGGTCCTGCGCAAGCCGAACCGCTACCAGACCATCACGAAATTTATCGAACAGTGGATCACGTCGAAACTGATGTGGGGCAACGCCTACATCCTCAAGGAGCGCGACGCGCGCGGCGTCGTGACCGCGCTCTACGTGCTCGACCCGCTGCGCACGACGCCGCTGATCGCGCCCGACGGCGGGATTTACTACCAGTTGCAGCACGACAACCTCTCGGGCAGCCTGGCGCTGGCGCACGAGCCCGCGGACAAATTCATCGTCCCGGCCAGCGAAATCATTCACGACCGCATGGTCTGTTTGTTTCATCCGCTCGTGGGGATGTCGCCGATTTACGCCTGCGCGGCGGCGTCGACGCAAGGCCTGGCGATCCAGACGACGGCGACCACGTTCTTCAGCAAGGGCGGCCAGCCGACCGCGATGTTGACGACGCCGCCGGGGATGACCAAGGACCAGCTCGCGCAACTGCGCACCGACTGGGACACGCTCAACAGCAGCGCGAGCCGGCTCGCCATCCTCACGGCCGATCTCAAATACACGCAACTGAGCATGAACGCGGTCGACGCGCAGTTGATTCAGCAACTCGGCTGGACCGCGGAAACGATCTGTAGTTGTTTCCATGTGCCGCCGTTCCTGATCGGCATCGGCGAACCGCCGCGCGGCGTGCAGCTCGAGGCCGAATGGCAGATGTACCACTCGCTGTGCATCCAGTCGCTCATCGCGAACTTTGAAGCGGTGCTCGACGAGGGCCTCGGCCTCGAGGGCACGGGCTACGGGACCGAGTTCGACATCGACGACCTGATCTGGATGGACACGGCGACCAAAACCAAGGCCGCGGCCGACGCGATTGGAGCGGGGGCGATGTCACCCGATGAAGCACGCGAGCGGTACTTCGGGCTCGGGCCGGTCACCGGCGGCGACACGCCCTACATGCAACAGCAAATGTTTTCGCTGAAGGCGTTGGCGCAACGCGACCAGAACGATCCGTTCAGCAAACCCGACCCGCCGCCGGTGGCCGCGCCGGCGACGCCGAGCGCGGACCAGGTGCCGGCCGCGCAAATGGCGGCGATGGTGACCGACCTCCTCACCAAGGCGCTCGCGGCATGACCGCCGACGACCTCGCCGCCATCATCGCCGGGATCGCGCCACTGTTCCGCGACGTGCGCGAGCGGGTCGCCGCGCTCGAGACGCGCGCGGGCGTGCCAGGACCGCCCGGGCCGGCCGGCACACCCGGCCTCGAATACCGCGGCGTGTTCCTCGACGGCCAGGCCTACGACCGCGGCCAGATCGTGACGTGGGCGGGGTCGACGTGGCACGCCAACGAGACGACGGGCACCCGCCCGGGCGACGGCGCGAAGGCCTGGACGCTGATGGTCAAACGCGGGCGCGACGGCAAGGACGGCAAGGACGGCGGGCCCGGCCCCGAGGGCCCGCGCGGCAAAAACTGGCAGGAAGTCTACGACGACACGAGGCGGCGGTGACCACGTTGGTGACCCTGGATCAAGTCAAGGCGCGCCTGCGGATCACGTCGACCGCGGACGACGTCGACGTGCAGAGCCTGGCCGACCAGGCCGAGGCGCACATCGTCGGCTGGTGCAGTACGACGGTGCGATCGAAGGCCGTCGCCGACACCTGGGTCGACGCGGCGACCGTGCCGCTGGTGGTCGTGGCCGCGATTCTGGTGCAGGCCGGCGAGCTCTATCGGTTCCGCGGCGACGAACCCGCCGGGCCGCCGCGTGAGCCCGGCGAGGAACTCAGCGTGCAGGTCCGCGAACTGCTGCGCGCGTATCACGACCCGGGGATCGCATGAGTCCCGCCGCCACGCCGTACATTTCGAGCGGCCAACGGCTGCACCAGGGCCTGTTCCAGAAACCCGGCCCGCCCGTGCCCGATGGCACCGGCTGGGTCGAGTCCTGGATCGATCTGCCGCCGGCCGAGTTCGCGCGCATCACGCCGGCCACGCAGGCGTCGCTCGAGAAGATCACCGCCGGCACCACGCTCTCGATGGCGACGCACATTCTCACGATCCCGTACCGGATCGACCTCACGACGAAAGTGCGGTTTGTCTACGACGGGCGCAACCTCTCGGTGCTCGGGATCTTCGACTACGAGGAGCGCCACGTGCAGCTCAATCTCGTGTGCGCGGAGGTGGTCGCGTGAGCGGGCCGGGCGGCGCGGCGGTGTGGTTTCAGTGGACCGGCGTGCAGGAACTGATCGCGCAGTTCGCGACGCTGGCGCCCGATCTGACGACCGCCGCGACGCCGATCGTCGAACTGTCCGCGCGCGTCGCGAAGGACACGATCTACACCGGGTATCCGACGCGGACGGGCAATCTCAAAAAAGGCCTCGCCATCACGGAGGTCAACGAGTCGACGCGCATGTCCTGCACCGTGATCAACAAAGCGCCGCACGCCTGGCTGTTCGAGCGCGGCTCGCAGGTCCGGCACAATGCGATTGGCGCCAACCG